TAATAATACTTTCATTGGTAAGGATGCAGGACGTACAGGAAGTCCTGGGGGTAACTTCTCATCACATAGCAATAGACTTGTCCTTGGAGATGAAAATGTTACTAATTCTTACATTCAAGTAGATTGGACAGTTTCTTCAGACCAAAGAGATAAAACTGACTTTACAGATTTAGATCTTGGAATAGATTTTGTTAAGGCACTGAAACCTGTAACTTATAAATGGGACAAGCGTTCTAAGTATGGAGACAAAACTGCTGATGATTACGATCTTAACGCACAAACTCCCGATGGAACCCACAAAGAAGACTGGCTAGACGTAGGCTTTAAAGCACAAGACGTTGAAGCTCTTGAGAAGGCCGCAGGGTATAAAATAGCTGATAAGACTAATCTGACTACTAGCAACACTGATGATGGTAAGCAAATGGGTCTTCAATACAGCAAATTTGTACCAATCCTCGTCAAAGCAATACAAGAGCAACAAGCAACAATTGAAACATTAACTGCCCGAATTACGGCACTAGAAACTTAAACAAAGGAGAAATAAAATGGCAGAAACAGCCGAAGAGATAACTCAACATTTTACAGCTTGCGGGCATAGTGTTGATCTAATTAATGGTTATGTAGCAGGAACTTATCCAACTATGGATGGAGAAACTACAGCCGAGAAAAAAGAAACTGTAACAAGAAACGTGGAACATCTGGAACTCCAAGCTGCAAAAGATTGGTATACTTCAGATTCTGTTTCTCGAACAGCACCCGCAAATAAAACAGCAATTGCTTCAGCAGTTACAGCAGGAAAGACTTATACTTCATAAGTACAATAAAAAGGAGCCTTACAGCTCCTTTTTATTACTCCTTAGTTTACTAGCTCGCCCTCAGCTTCTTCAACAGGGGCTGGATTTTCCAGCTCCTCTTGTAGCAAGCCTGTAAAGCCTCGCATACCTACTTCTATTTGATCAAGCCTAGCGCGATTTTGATTTGCCTGTGCCTGTAGATCTTGAACTTGCGCTACAAGATACTTAGCTCTGTCAGAAATCTCATCTACTTTATACTCTTTATCATTTATAGAAATAGTTTGTACTGCATTTTCAGTTACTTCACTCATTTTTTTATTTTCCTATACTATTTCACATGCACCTGCTACACAGGCAAGTTCTTGTGATCCGGTTGTATTATCTTCCTGCTCGAATTGAGCAAGATTTTCCCATATAACATCTTTAGGCATTGTGCTTAAAAATTCGTCATATTCTTGTTTGCTTATATCTTCATAAGGAGCCTGTTGATAAACATGGTCACTTACCGGCAATAAGCTAATGCCGCTAACAGTATCAAAGTTTTCCCAAACCCACTGGGCTATCTGTAAAAATTCGTTATCTGTATAGTACACAGTTACACTAGGTTTGTGTTCACACCAAAAATCTTGATATGTTTTCCACAATTTTAGTTGCTCCATTGCACCTACAGATTCCACAATTTTACTTGTCCCAGGAGACTTTACAGGAAAGCTAAAGATTACTGAACTTGCTGTCATTGTATCTTGTTCTACAGGAAACCCCGTAGCTATCATATACTCTGCCAGCGGATCTTTTTTGTCCGAACGCACCCTTCTAATATAATACCTAGAGAACCTAGGGTGAATCCCACTAGCAGAATCAACAAGCTGAGAGACAGTACCACTAGGTTTAACACATGTAATAGCTGTAGACTGATTAATCCCAAGATGCGCAGACCATTCTTTATTTGTTTCAATTGCTACCTCCCTCATTTGTGTTAACCATTCCTCTAGTTCGGAACAAGAATGTCCTAATAAAGGATGATCCATTATACCTGTAAGACTTACGCCTAACAAGCTTTCTTCTTCTGTATTACGCTTCCAACGAACTCGTAGATATCTAAAATCCGTAAGTGTAGACTGTAACGTGCCAATAATTGTGGCTAATCTTACTTTACGTTTTAAAACTTCTAAGGTATCTTCTGCTCGAACTACTACCTCTGAAAGATTACAAAACTGATTACTTCGTAAAATAATCTCTGAACACGGATTAGTACCAAAATCATGTTCTGCATCTCTACGTCCGTTTTTTGCCGCAATTTTTTGTGCAGCTATTCTACTAAAAATTCCTCTTTCTCCTGCTTTACTTTCATACATATTCTGCATTTCAGAAAGGAAAGATTCAAAATCAGGTTTTTCAGTATATGCTACACTATTGTTAGCTAATCTACGCTGTCCCTCTGACTCCCACCAAGCTCCTGACTTGGCTTTTGCCATTCTGGGATCTGATAAATTAGATAAACTGATTAAAGCTGATCTACGAACTCCTCCTACAACTACAATGTCTGCTATTTTGCAACAAACATCATGACATTCAATACTTGTAAGTTTACGTCCTGCTGCTTTAGAGAACACTTGTACACAAAACTTAAATAAATCAACCAAAGGTTCTGGGCCACTAGCCCTGCCTCCAAAGGTTTTAAGTCTTGCACCTGCAGGACGTACTCTGCTAATATCCCAATTGGGTATTTTTCCTGCATAAAGCATTGCTACTAATTCGCGGAAGGCACTAGACCAACCTAATTTACTATCACTTACTACAATTACTGAACTTGTTTTGTGGAAACTTTCAGCTACTTCTGGTAGTTTAGCTATAAAATTTCGCTCTACACTAAAGCCTACTCCTGTTCCACACATAAGAACGTACATAAGTTCATCAAAAGCACGAGGATGATCTATTTGTAAATAACTACAATTAAATCCTGCGACATTATCTCTATCTAAAGCTTCTCCGGCGGTCATCATACACCGCATTGAGGGCATAACTTCCATTGCATGAATTGCATTATATATTTCTGTTGCTCTTTCTTCGTCTAATTGATCTCTGTTTTTCCAAAAATCAACATATCTTTGTACTGTTTCTTCCCAAGTTTCTCTACGTTTTTCCTTTTCTAACCATCGCGCATAACGACTTTTATGTATAAATTGTTGATATTTATCCATTAGTTCATTATCTCCTCGATCTCAAGCACATTGTGCTCACCTATTGCATCATCACAGTATGTTATTAAATCCATTAATTCGTAATTCTTTAAAAGAACTTCGGCATTAGCATTTAATTCTTGAATATATTTATACTTACCTGCTATAGGAATGTTATCATATATTGTCATAGCATCGCCGTAGTCTTTAATAAGCTGTTCTGCGCGTTTAGGTCCTATCCCTGTTATTCCTGGAACATTATCCCCTTTATCTCCCGTTAAGCATTTAAAAGAAATATATTCTTCAGGGGCTATATTATAGTGCTCTCCCCAATTACCTATTGTTACTTCTTTGCGAGTAACATAAGAAAATCTACTTACTCCGTCTTGGATTAATAAATCCCAGTCTCGGTCACTTGATATCATCCATATATCATCTAAGCCATACTTTTTCTTTTCTTTTACAAGGTGGGCAGCAAGATCATCTGCCTCTACACCTTCAAATCTTAATACTTTATAGCTTTCTGATAATAACTCTAATGTTTCTTCATACTCCTCAAAGAAATCTTTGAACGCTTGTTTTTCTGCTTCTGTTTGATCTGCGTATTTATCCTTACGGTTTTGTTTATACTCTGGTGAAATCTTTCGTCTATATGTAGAAGACCCCCAATCAGCAGTAATAATAACATTACTACATTTATAGGAATTTGCTAAAGATTTTACTGTTTGTATATAATCATTACGAAAATCAGTACGTCCTTGATGTTTCCATCTAAAAGCTAAATTCAACGCGTCAACAATAAGTGTTCGGCCGGCTACACCAGCCATACCTTCATTAAAACTAAAAGCCACTTATAAACTCCGTGTTCTCAATTGCTAACCAATCCTCTGCTAATAGTACATAACAACCTAAAAAGGCAATATACATATAGTTTGGTGTATTCATTGGCTTATTTTCAGTGCAAATAAATACTTTGGATCGGTCATATTTAAAAAATAGAAGGGGTTTTTGATCACCACCTTCCGCCTGTCTTACGACTTTCTTCCACCAACGTATAAGATTGCTAGTCTTAGGTTGGGTAAATATTTTATCAGTTAAAGGAGAATCTTTATAGTTTTTTACTTCAATACAGAAAAAATTTCTCTGATTGGGAACATATAAATCTCCTTTTAAATATTCCAGAGCGCCCGAGGCAGGTACTCTCTCAAATTTTAAACCTGTAAATTCACGAAGCATATCACGTACTAAATACTCCCCTCTTGCTCCTTTAGCTCTTGAATCTACCATTACTCTAACCCACTAACGTTTCCGTGCTTGACGACTTCAATCTTTTCTAATAAAGGGTGTGTCCAACCATGAGATACTACATAAGTATTTAAATCTTCTCCTAATAATACTTCTATTAGCTTTTCACGACCTATTTCATCTAAAACATTGATAACTTCATCTAAAAATAATACATTAATTCTAGACTTTGATATACTACTCATTAGTTTGCGAATTGCAATCAAAGTAGCAGTGTTTACTCTTGCAAGCTCTCCGGAAGAAAGTGCTAGAATATTTACTATATTACCATTATCTGTAATTTGTACATTAAGTTTGTCATTTGAAACTACAAATTCGAGCGTAAAACGACCATCAGAAAGTTCAGCTAAATACTCATTTGCTAATTCTTCTAATTCTTTTACTAAATTTTCTATTTTATATGCAAGAAGCCCATTTGTGCTAAAGGATTTCTTTAATATTTCTAAATTAGACTCTAATTTATTCTGTATTTCTATTTCTTTTGTACATTCCTCTAACTGTTTTATGAACTCATTTGTTTGTTCTTTTATTACTTGGATTCTCGTGTTACGTTTTGTTCTTTTTTCGTTTTCTCCTGCAATTTCAGATATTCTATCCTTTGCTTCTTGTAGTCTTTCTCGAAGGCTATGAATCCTACTATCAAGCTGTTCCGGATTAATTGACTGTGATGGTAAATTACGGTCGATAGATCTATACAAGTTTTCCCAATCAGTTCGAGACTTCTCATTAGCAAAGAACTTATCATTGTGTTCTTTGACCCTTTTAATTTCTTTAGTGAGCTCACTTTCCCTCTCCTTAGATTTTTCTAAGTTTGTGCGTTCTGATACAATCATACTTTTTTCTACAGATCTATCTATAGGTTGATCACAGGTAGGGCACTTTTCTTTTAATTGTTCTAAATGCTTTAAAGCTCGTTGAGACCTTGTGACAGTGGCTCGTACTTCTCCTTGTTCAGATATTATTGAATCATATTCTAATATCTCTAGCCCCTGACTTTGAATACTTCCTATATCTATAGTTTGTAATAACTTCTTAAATTGATTATTTTTTGATATCTTTTTATTTTTCTCCGAGATATTTTGAAATTCTATTGTTAAGGAACGTAAGAGCTCTTCATCTTCAGATGTCTCAATATTCAAATCTAACATGGGAAGTATGTTAGTATCACTCAATTTATTATCTTGTAACCATTTTTCAATAGTTGCTAACTTTGATGATACTGTTACTGTCTGTAAAGCAACACCTCTTACAGCTTCTTTAAATATATCAAATAATTCAACGTATTTCTCTAAATGTAATAAATCTATTAAAAACTTTTTACGGTTAGCATCAGTAGCAGTAAGAAACTGTAAACTTGCATTTGTATTTTGATAAACTAACTGAGAGAAGGTTTTAAAGTCTACTCCTATAATTTCTTGTATGCTTTTGTAGGTATTTGTTGCAGTATGACTGGAAATATCTTCTCCATTCTTTTCCAACGTTACTTTAATACTTGTCTTGCGTTGAATGGTTACTTCATAACAGTCTTCGTCTTTAGTAAAAGATAAATATATACTATATCCTTTATTAACATACCGATTAGGTATGTCTGCTTTCTTAATACCTTTTGAATTTTTATTAAATAATGCTTCTTCGATAATTAATGGTATAGAAGACTTTCCCATACCATTAGTTCCAATAATTTGTGTTACTGTGTTATCATCAAGTTGTAAAACATTTTTAGTACCATAACTAAAACAGTTATCCCATTTGAGCTTTTGTAGCGTAATCATTATAAGTCCCTAAAATATCTGGTAGCTTATCTGAAGAAATTTCTAAAATAAAAGTTAGATATTCTACTAATTCTTCTTCAATAGTCATATCTTTATCTATGATTAAAGCCGCTTCAGACTTTCTAATAACTACTTTCTTGTCCAGTAGCTCTGAGTTTTTAATATTTGCCAAATCTTGTATATCTCCTTGTATCTCATAGATAGTATGATCAAACTCAGTAGGAATCATTTCAGAAGGATCAGATACAGTTTTTCTAATTAATTGAGGTAACTCAAACTCCTTCCATTGCCAAGACCAACCAGCTTTTTCATCTATTATTAAATAACCTGTTTTTACTTTGCTCCTATGAAAAGAAGTAGTCATAGGACTACCTGGATATACTATATTTCGTTGTGTGTTACTATGAGCATGCAAATCTCCCGCAAAAACTATTGGGAAGTCTGCAAATATATCTAAATCTACCTCTGATTTAACATGGGGTGGGATCTCTCCTCGGACATGAGTGAATAAAGGTTGGGTCGTATCAAAATGTTCAATAATATTTTTACGATGTAAATCTGCATAAGGTAATATACCATATCCTAAGTCTTTATCAACATAAGAAATATCTACTATATTGATTAAAGGGTTAATATCTCTAGTAACTTGTTTTAGCTGAGAGAAAAAGGTTTTATTTTTCTTTGTAGCTTCATGATTTCCATCATAGATAATCGTAGGAATCCCTACTTCTCTAATAAAAGAGAAGTAAAGCTCAAGTTCCTCCATATTCGGTAGGCGATCAAAAATATCGCCCCCGATTATATGCATACTACATTGTTTTTCTAATTCGTAAAGTTGTTTAAAAAACAGTTTATAACGGTTAAAAGCCCAACTAACTGGGACATTTTTCTGTCCCAGTTTTATGTGCCAATCAGCCGTAAATAAAATCATCCTACCTTGAACTCTTCTTCGAGAGTCTCGTCATCATTATCTTGATTTGCATTACGAATGCGATCAAGAAGTTCTTTCTGTGCATCAGCAGTTGGACGAGGCATAACATCATCCATAGATTTAAGCTCTGCAATAAGGGCTAACTCAGCTTCAGTAAGAGCACGAGGCTTACACTTCAATGCTTGAAGTTGATACTCCACATTATAAGGTAGAGGGCCAGTTTTAACCCGCTTAAAACATATATCCCACCCAGTCTTAGGGTCAGTAGGGTCTCCAAGATCTTCTGCAGCAGTAATTATTTGCTCCCACAGTTTTTTCTTTAGGTTTGCTACTTTCACAGTATTATCGTTAGTATCAATTACCTGTGCAGCATAACTCCAGCCACACTTTAAATCAGGGTAATATTCACGAACCCAATCTTGTTCTTTGTTATTGAAACGTTCTTTGTTACGATCAAAAGATAAGCACTCTAAAGGAATGTTCTTACCGTTTTCTCCTTGAATCCAGTAAACATAGCGAGCAAGGATATCCCCTACAACGCGCATT